TGATCACGAAGACGGCGCCGAGGATCGGCGCGACCAGCGCGACAAAGCCATTGGTGTCCGACCCCTTCAGGGTCAGCGCCACGAAGCCGGCGATGACGAGCCCGGCAATGCCCAGCTGCAGGATGGTCGATCTCATTCGTCCCCCCGAAGGGATGGGGGCCGCAGGCGATCCAACGCCTGGGCCGTCGGTTGGTCGAGAACCCCGGTCACGGGGAGCTTGAAGAGGCGCTGTACGCCTCGTAGAGCGGCCTTGGTGGCCGCGTCCATGTCTCCGGTCTCATCGACCGTGAGAGCCCGCTGAGCGGTGCGCACAGCCTCTCTCTCGCCCTCGTTGGCGGGGGCGATGATGACGCGGGTCGGAGGCCAGCTCATGACGTGATCACGTCCGCGATGGTGCGCAGCTCCACCCAGAGCACGCCTCCGTAGTTGGAGGCGTTGGCCCCGGGCTGGGCCCGCTGCTCGAAGCGATAGTCGTCGATGACGACCAGCACGCTTTCGTCGTTCTTCAGATCCTGAAAGGCGACCGCATCGCCCTTGGCGAAGATCTGCTCGAACTGGCCCAGGCGGGCCAGGGTGCGGCCCTCGCAGCCCACCATCTGGCCCGAGCGGTCTTTCTCTCTGTCGAAGCACAGGAGCGGGACGGTGAACACGCGCTGCCTCACAGCGCCTGGCATGGCCTTGAGCTGCCAGCCGTTGACCTCGCCACCCTGCGTGGTGTCGGTCCCGGACCGGCCCAGGGTCAGCTTGAGCTGGACCCACTCCGCGGCGCTCGCCGGCGAGGCCATGACCACGTTCTCGATGGCGGCATTGCCGCCCTGGGAGATGGTCAGGATGGAGGTCTCCGAGCCTCCCGGCTCGATCACGGAGACGCCCACGGAACCCATCAGGGTTGTGGGGGTCTTGACCGTGACGAATTTGAAGATCTTCGGCTCAAGCGTGTTGTAGCGCACCCTGCCCGTGGTCAGGGTGCCGCTCGCCTCCAGGGTGGAGGCGGACTCCAGGTACGCCCCCTGGGCGAGCACGGACAGGGCCATGCGGTCGCTGTTGCCGAAGTTCGTCACGGACGACACTTCGCCCGTGACCTTGGCCTGCAAGTCGGTGGCGTAGGCGAAGCGCACCGACGGAGACAGGTCCCCGCTGCTCTGCAAGGGCTGGCCCAGGTCCACCCGGTACAGGCCGGACTGGCCCGAGATGGCGTTCGTCGCGGCGACGAAGAAGAAGCGGTCGTAGGCCGCCACAGCCTTGCAGCCAGAGGTGTTGGTGATGAGCAGCGGCCCGTACTGAATGTCCCCATTGCCGTCGATCTGGCCCACACGGAACCCGCGGCTGGTGCCGATGCCCACGAAAGAGCCCAGGTACGTCGTGATCGCGTAGACGATCTCGCCGCGGGGAAGCTGGGCTGTCTGAATGCCGCCAGAGGCGAGCGTGGGCACGTTGCCAGACGTGTCCAGCACGAACTTGTAGATCGAGGACTGCGAGCCGGCGTAGCCGGACGCATAGATGGCGTTGGTGCCCTCGGCGAAGTCCGTGAAGACGAAGCCCGCATTCAGGTGCGTGAAGCGCAAGTTCTTCGCCGGGGTGTTGTCGCACTCATAGACCTTGTTGTCCAGGGCCAGCATCAGGCGGCCCTTGACCCAGCGGGCCACCACGTTGGTGGTGCCCGTGGTCACGAAGGCGGCCCCGACGCCGTTCCCGGCGCCCTTGTAGACGTTGACGTTGTCCGCGGCGAAGTAGTTCGTGCCGTCGGTCGTGAGGCTTCTGATGGTGTTGGCCCCGCCCCACGTGATCGTGGTGACGGCGCTCCCCGTGTCGGACTTCAGGACGTTGCCGACCGCGGACCAGTAGCGGTCCGTGCCGTCGGACCAGCCCACCAGGAAGTGCGGGTTGGAGCTGGCATCGGCAATGCGCTGCGACGTCTGCCGCAGCAGCGTCAGCTTGCCGTTCGTCCAGGGGTTGACGCCAACGGAGTCGTTGAAGCGGATGGCGTACTGATTGTCGTTGGAGGGGTCCTGATAGAGGACCCCGGCCCCGCCGATCCACGAGGACTGCGAGCGCAGCCACCAGGAGGCCAGGGACTGCTCTCCCGGGATGTTCTGGTTGTCGAACTGCTCTTTCTTGATCGCCGCCCCGGCCCTGGTCATGGGCCGCTCATCGGAGATGGCGCTCAGAAACGGCATCCCGCCGATGGCGTAGGCGTACTGGACGCCATCCAGGGCGTACGAGGTGGACGCTGCCGAGGTACGCCCCGACAGCGCAAACGGCAGCCTGGAGACGACGTCAGCCATATCAGGCCACCCTGGTCAGGCGAATCCAGCTGTAGATCTTCAAAGTCGTGCCGGTGGCCGATGAGGTGTTCTGCGACCACTGGACCGAGACGTCCCCGGCCGTTCCGGCCGTCTCCACCATGCCGAAGATGGGCATACCGAAGACGCTTCCGCCCACGGGGATGCCGTAGGCCCTGATGGAGCCGATCGCGGAGGCGATCACGCGCACGGAGTCCGGGTCGGCCGTAGAGCCGAAGGTCGCGGCCACGCTGGACCACCACCCCGACGATGAGGCGGGGCCGTTGATGCTCAGCGTGATGTCCGGCGTCGTGGACGCCGAGGTCGCGAAGAGCACGCCCTCAATCTCATAGGTCGCATTGGCGACCACCGTCACCGTCAGGTGCGGGTCCGCACTCGGGGTGGTGTTGGACGTGATCGTGGTGTCCGCCGTCTTGCGGGCGGACAGCCGCTGCCCGATGCCGCCCACCGTGAGACCGCCCGCGACGATGAGGGAGTCGTCAGTCTTCAGCGTGTCCGCCGCGCTGCGGTACAGGTTGGTATCCATGAGCCCGGCGCCGTCGCCGAAGGTGGCGACGCCGTCAGCGGTCATGTACCAGCGGGCGCCGGTGTCGGCGCTGCGCTGGGAGATCCAGGTGACGTCCGTACCGTTGGGGCGGGCGGAGCGGAACTGGTCGTCCGTCTGCAGGGTGTTGGAGCCAGCCCGGAACAGGTTGGTGTCCACGGCCGCATTGCCGGGCCCCCACCACGTCTTGCCGTCCGCCTGAGTGAACCATCGAGCGTTGGCGTCACTGGTTACGCGCGACTCGTATTGCGAGTCGGTTGCCGTGGCCCGGGATCCGCGCAGCAGGTTGGACAGGATGATCTCGCCGGAGTGGATGACGTTCCCCGAGAACGTCGGCGCGCCCGAGAGGATCGGGCTGCCCGTGAACGTGCCGGAGAGGGCGCCCGCGTTGATCGTGGGCGCCGTCAACGTCTTGTTGCTCAGGGTCTGCGTGTCGGAGGTGCCGACGATCGAGCCCGTGAGGCCATGCACGGCGCCCGTGGACGCCTCGTGCGTGCGGAAGTCCGTCAGATCCTGGGCGTTGACCACATGCCGCACCACGGCGCCCAGGCTGTGGCTCTGGGCGCTCGTGCCGCCAAACCCGCGAGTGACCGTGAGCGTGGTCCCGGCAACGCCGGTGACCACCACCAGCTCCTCTGTGGCTGCCCCGTAGTCCAGGGCGAGCACGTAGGGCGTGGTGGGGGGGAAGCCCGTGGTGACGGCCACGTTGATGGACGTGGCACCCGAGGAGATGCTGCCGCTCAGGGTCGTCTGCTGGGCGACATTCGAGTAGTTGTAGGCGTTCGGCATCAGGACCCCTAAGAGCCTTGGAAGAAAGCGTAATTCGGCACGTCGGAGTAGAGCTGGTCCCGCTCTTCCTGCAGGCGCTGCTGGTACAGCTGCGCGTACATGGCCATGGCCTTGGCCGCCGAGGCCGGCGGCACCAGCGGAGCCCGCTCCGTGGCCTCCACGGCCTGCATCTGCAGTCTGGCCGCCTCCAGGGCGGGCAGCAGACGCATGCAGGTGCCGTAGACCACCAGGTCCACATAGCGCTCCGGGTAGCCGGTGGTGGTGAACTCGTCACTGTTGTTCACCAGCGCGCTCGGAGTCTTCGCGTAGACGACCTTCACCGCCTGTCCGGCGGTGACGTAGTCCAGGATCTGGATCGACTTCCCCGAGGGGAAGTTCGCTGCCCTGGCCTTGGGGTTGTAGCGCCAGTTCGGCAAGGGCTGGGCCACCTTGGACGGGCCGATGAGCTGGCCCGTGACGTACCAGACGTCCGCGCAGTCCGCGGGCAGCTCGTACTCCACGACCGGCGCGAGCTTGGTGATCTCCGTGGAGGAGAACACCACCAGCTCCGGATACAGGGTGGTGATGGTCTGGTTGACCGCCTCTTTGATCCGCGCCCTGGGGAACGCGGGGTTGGAGGTGATCAGGGCATTCTGCGCGTGGCTGGCGGCCGCGGTGCCCTCGTACCCGCGGCCCGCAGTGCCGCCCAGGACCGTGACCGTCCCGGACTGCTGGTCCCACTTCTTGACCAGGATCAGCTCGTCGTCGATCTCGACCAGGCCACGGCTCAAGTTGGCGATGGTCTCGCCGTCCGCCTGGAACGTGGTGTCACCCGCGTTCATGGCGACGCTGAGGACGCTCATGGACTCCTGGCTGAGGGCGTAGCCCAGCAGCTGCTGGCGCACCTGCCGCACGATCTGGTCAAAGGTCGTCATCTCAGGCCGCCTCTGTCCCGGCAGGCATCGGAGCTGCCACCGAGAAGTCGCGTCCATAGGCCGCTCCAGCGGCCTCAGAGGCCCGCAGGGCGGCCTCTATCTGGTGACCCTTGGTCCCGTCGGGCTGGACGCCCTGACGGCGCGCAGAGCGGTACAGGTCCAGCTCCGCATCCCATCGCTTCTGCTCGGAGGCGTCGCCGCCTCCGATGCCGCAGTACGCCACGCGCAGATTCGCCGCACGGGCGCACTCGCCCCATGTGCGGTGATTCTGGGTCGGGCAGCCGGTACGGCACATCAGGACCCCGCCACACTGCCGTCGCGGTGGGACGGAGAGACGTGCGAGTCGTCTTCCATCCCCAGCGGAACGGTCCGGATCGGGACACTGCCGATGGCCGCAGCCAGGATCATGGCTTCGTCCTGGTTGGTGATGTTGTGGTTGCCGCCGTCTGCGGTCGGGCAACGGTCCTGAGTCGCCATGAGGTTCTCCATCAGGTGAGTGCGGCGAACTTCCATACGCCGCCCACGCGGACGTACAGCCGGTTATTGGTCGTGTCGACAGCCAAAGTGCCGTTCAGCGGGGTATGAGCGAAGCTGGCATCTGTCGGGGCGCCTGCAACCAGGCGCGCGGGTGTGAGGCCTGCGTGGTTGCTGGGCAGCGTTCCACCGAACTGGCTGCCGCTCGTGGACCAGCAGTTTTGGATGTTGAAGTCCGCGGTGGACGAGGCGGAAAAGAAGATGTGAGAGCCGGTCGGGTTCGTGACGTACTGGCCCGTGACGTTCTTGACGTCAGCGATGCTGCCGGCACCGCTGAACAGCAGTACGCCTGACGCGATCGTGGCGACCGAGCCGTTGGAGATCAGGACGTTTTGGAGTGCCGATCCCTGCGGGGCCCAGTTGATGATGTTCTGCGCCGTTGAGTAGCCGGAGAAGAAGTCTCCGGCGAAGCAGTACAGGCCGTTGACCCAGACGCCCCGGCAGGCGTCCTGCACGAACAGGTGGGAACCGCCGCGCATGGCGGAGGTCTCCATCTTGCAGTTCGTGATGTAGATGCCGTTCGGGTTGTTCGTGGTGACGGAGCCCTGCTCGATACGCAAGGCTCCGTTGTTGAAGTTCTCCCAACGGCAGGCGTCGAACACGATCTGATTCGTGTTGTCGCTGGAGAAGCCGAAGCCGGAGGCGGCCGAGGCGTTCCTGAGCCACACGGCGGGTGTAGTGGAGTCAGCGGCTCCGCCGACACTCTCGAACTGGCAGTTGTAGAACCTGCTGTCCCAGAACTCCACGCCGTCCACCATCACGTCCGCGTTGGACGTGAAGAACACGTCCCGAAAGACGTGGTTGTTGGAGTAGTAGCAGCGGAGGATCAGGCCGGCCTGGGAGTTGCCGTTCAGCGTCATCGACTGGATGCCGCTGTACTTGACGTGCGTCGTGCCGTTCGGGTCCGTAGAGGGTCCCGAGATGTCAATCAGAACGCTCGCGCCGTTCTTTCGGAGCTGGGTCGCCCGGCGACCGGCCCCTATGAGATTCACGCCGGACGGGACGGTGAGGCCGACACCGTTGGACGGGGTGATGGCGTACGTCCCCGGCGGGAAGTAGACCACGCCGCCGCCCGCGGCGGAGGCCGCGTCGATGGCCGCCTGTACGGCGGCCCTGTCGTTGGTCGCGTTGTTGCCAACGGCGCCGTACTGCTTGACGTTGAACACCTGCCCCTCAAGGCGGGTGATGTCCGTGGCATTGACGATGACCTGGCTTTGCAGGTCATCCAGGGCGGCATTCAGGGAGACGTCCCAGTTGATGTCACCGCGGGTGGGCTTCGTGACCATTTCAGTCTCCGTAGGCGCCAAGGCCGTACTGGCCGCCGCCGTAGCCGTTCTCAGGGGGGAGGAAGTTGGACTCCGTCACGCCCACACCGGCCGCGATGAGCGCGGCCTTGGTGGCGTCGTCAACCACGTACTCATGGCCGCCCATGTACATGCCGGGCGAAGAGGCCGCGATCTCGTCCTGGGTGGGGAAACGGGCCGCCCGGTACGTGCCAGGCGGCCCTTCCAGGATCGTGATCCCACGAGCCAGCTTGACCCGCAGAAACAGGCGGTCCTCCCAGGACGCCGGACCCTCATCAACCGATGGGGTCCGGAACGTCCATGTGGCCATCAGCTGTTGTCGATGCTCGACGTGGTGTCGATGCGGACGAGGGCTTCCTCGCGGTACCGCCCCCAGCCTGCTACGCCGTACCAACCCAGAGGCCGGAAACGCGCGAGCTTGTCGACGATCGGGCCCGCCACGATGTGGAACTCATCCGCGACGGCCTCGGCCAGAGCCTGCTGGCCCGCCATGTAGGTACGGAAGCGGCGCACCGTGTTGTTGGTCGCGCCGGCGTCCACGGCGTTGTAGCAGCGAGGCGATTCGACGAAAAACGCGCCCTCGTAGGCGCCGATCTCACCGGCCCAGATGTTCCCGGCCGCACTGTAGTTGTGCGGGTCACGCCAGGCCGCGGCGCCGGTCTCCGCCCGGAGGTCGTGAGAGACCTCGGGGTGGATGGCGCACCAGTACATCGAGCCCTTGCGGGGCACGGCCTTGTTCGTCCTGAGCTTGGCGACGGCCAAACGGATCAGCGCGGAGCGCATGCAGTCCGTGGTGCCGGTGCCGACCATCGCGGTGGCGTCGGTCGGATCCGCACCCGAAGTCGAGTTGGTGACGTAGGAAACGGTGCCGTTCAGCGTCTTGACCTTGTTCGAGCCGCCGCGGAGGGTGGTCTGAACGATGACGTCCACGGAGTCGGCCATGTTGTACGCCACAATGTTGGCGATGGCCGGGTCGACGTCGGTCAGCGAGTACAGGTAGAGCTTGCGGGTGCGCAACACCGGGTTGCCGTACTCGTTGAGCGTGATGGTGACCGCGCTGGGGTTGCCCATCGCCACCGAGTCCGGATCGGTGGTCTCGGTCAGCGCCGTGGTGGCCACGGCCAGATCCTGGTAGCGCTCCAGGACGATGGAGCCGCCGGGGGCGGTGGTGTTGACCGGGCGCTTGTCCGCAACCGCGCGGAACATGGGCTGGCTGCGGAGAGCAAACTCGAAGCTCTTGTCGTACGCGGTCTGTACCGCGTTGGACATTGCCGATGTATCAGTGAATGCGTTGGGCATTGCGACCTCTCACCCCTTCCGGGGTGCCGTAGGGACGGGGAGAGGTCAGGAGGTCAGTTCCAGTCGAACGGGTTGCCGTGCGACTGCATCAGCTTGGCGAAGTCCTCGGGAGACTGCGCGGCCTTCAGGGCCGCAGCGATCTCGTTGTCCGTGCCAGCCGGAGGGGCCACGCCCTGCGTGCCCTGCTCCTGCATGCGCTGCATCTGCTCCTGACCGTCAGCCGGAACGGTGGAGGCCGGCGGACCCGAAAGGGTCTGCTCTCCCTGTCCGTCCTCGCCGGGAGCGGCGGGGAGCTTGGCCAGGGCGCTGCCGTTGGCAGTCAGCCACTCGTCCAGCTTGTCGGGCGTCCCCGTGAACAGGCCTGCGGCCTGCGGGGCGTAACCCTTCGCCTTGAGTGCGTTCTCCAGCTCGCCACGGGTCTGAGCTGCCTTGAGGCGGTCGTTCTCCGCCTTCAGCTCCTGTACCTGTCCCGAGAGCTTGGCCAGCCCCTCACGGAACCACTTGGGTCCCTGCGGCTGGGGCTCTGTCTCGCCCAGGCCCGGCTCTTCGCCGGAGTCGTCGTAGCCGAAGCTGTACTCACTCACTGCGCACTCCCGTGTCTCTTCGCGGCCAGCTACGCCCCCGGGGTGGGGCTTCGCGCTCCGCTACCGGCCTTGTCCTGGGACGGGGCCGGTCGGTCCGTCGGTGCACGACTGTAAACCCAGCTAGCGTTTTTCAGCTAGCACATGTCAGCGCCCGGCGGAAGCGCTACCCTCGCGCCAGGAGAGGGGGGCTTCATGAAGAAGCTGTTGCTGCACCTGTTCGCCATCTGGCTGGGCTTTGCCGCCGTTGCGGCAGTGGTCGGTGTCGTGAAGTTCGATGGGGGGCCACTGCTCGCCGTCTTCGGCGCGGCATTTGCTGCAGGCGCCTGGCGCTGCTGGCGCCTGGCGACGGGGGCCGTGACCCCGGCTCTGCAGCCGGAGACTCAGCGCCCCTGGGAGCGCTGAGCAGCACAAAGCCCCCGGAGAGAGGTCCGGGGGCTTTGGGGTTGGGCATCGCGCCAGGGTGGCAGCACCGAGACCATGCCCTCTGTGCGCCCCAAGGGGCGCGACAACGTCACGTCTGACGATACCCCGCATTCAGGCCCTGGGTGCTGGAGCCTTGCGAGCCCGCGAAGAGGGCTCGCTCCTGAGAGCGCAGGCCCTTGCCCTTCTGCAGGGCGTTGCCCACGCCGGGCGTGAACACCTCCTGCTCGGCTTCCTGCTGATCCCAGGTCAGACCGAAGCGCCGGGCGATGGACTGCAACGAGCCGTAGGTGTCCTTGATCTGAGCGAAGCCCTGCTCCGCCTGCTCTCCGGTGATGCCGTACGTGGCCAGATTCTCGAAGTCGGTCCGGCTCGCGGCGAAGCCGCGGCGGATGGCGGCAGCGCCGATCTCGGCGGCCCTGGCCTGCTTCTGCAGCAGCGGGAGCGCTCTGGACTGATCCAGGGCGTAGGCCACCAGATAGGTACTGTCCACGCCGTACATGGACTTCAGCGCCTGCTTCGTGGCCGGGTCGGCCTGGGACGTCCAGGCCACGGCCTGATCGACACGCTTTTGTATCTCAGTCGGCGAGACGTCGCCGCCGATCCAGTTCGCGAAGTCCGCGGGATTGTCGTAGAAGCCCTTGGGCAGGCCGGCGCTGGACAGGATCTGCCGGTAGGCCTTCTCCGTCTCCAGGTACTCCGCGGGGTTCAGCACGGCCAGGCCCGCCTTCGCGCGGGCCTCGTTGCCCGCGAAGCGGGCCTTGTACTCCTTGGTGTCCTGTAGCAGCAAGCCGATGGTGTCGGCGCCATAGCCCTGCTTGACGAAGTCGTAGATCTTCCCCGCCAGGGAGCCCAGGCCGAAGCCGTTGAAGAGGCTCTTCAGGGCCAGGAAGGCATCCCGGTTCGCGCCCGACAAGAGCTTGTCGTACTCGCCTGAGGCCTCGTAGACCTTGTTCTGCAGGACGCCTTGCTGGGTGACCGAGGCGGAGCGCAGCTTCGTCTGCGCCGCCACGTACTTCTGCTGCGCCGTGATCTGGGCACTGATCTTGGCCCGCTGCGCGGTGGTCAGCTTCTTGTTCTTCAGCTGAGCCTGATAGGCCTTGATCCGCTTGTTCGCAGCGTCGATGCTGGCCGTGTACTTGTCGCCCTTGGTCTTCTCTGCGGTCAAGTCCGCGTTGGCCTTGTCCACGGCAGCCTGATCGACCCCGCCGGCGGGCAGGTCGATCTCGTGCTGAAACTCCTCCGGGATGTACTGGTCTGCGGGAGTGCTCATCTCAGAACGCCAATCCGAAGTCCTTGGCCACCTGGTGGGCCACGGTGAACATGCTTTCGCGGGCGTTATTGGTCTTCCGCCACAACGGATCTGCCCGGAGATCGTTCTCGAACTGCCAAAGCGGCGTGCTCTTGGTCATGGCAGAGGCCACGTGGGAGTTGAAGAGGTCCACGTCCGTCTCCGGCAGCTCCAGGAGCGAGGACACGCTCTTGATGTACGGGGCCGCCAGATCCATGGCGTTCTGGCCCGCCAGGATCTGCTCCGAGAAGGCGCTGTAGCGGGCCGCCGCCTCGCGGCGGATCTGTGCCTCGTACTGCTCCAGCGTGGCCCTGCCCGCGGCCACATTGGTGGCCGTGGCCTTGTAGAAGGCGTCCGAGTACTTCTGTCCGTTCAGGTACGCAATCCCGTGGAGCTTGTCGAATGCCTCGCCGGCCTCGCCCCACATGATGCCGCCATGCACGGAGACCTTGGTGCCCATCCAGTCCTTGATGCGCTCGTCCGACCAGCCGAGCGCGAGCGAGTTGTAGATGGCCTGCTTCAACAGGGCATTGGCCTGCCCCTTGCCGGGGCCGGCCTGGAAGATCTGGTTGCCCAGGCCCACCTGCACGGCGAGCCGGTTCAGCTTCGCGGCTGCTGCCGCGTTGTTCTGTGCCCAGGTCGCCGGGTCGGTGATCTTCAGCGTGACGTACTTGCGTAGGGAGTCGGACTGACTCCGCCACCACTTGGTGTTCTTCAGGGAGGCCGCGAAGCGGGCGCTGGACCAGCTACCCGCCACGGCCTGCTTGAAGAGGTTCTTCAGCTCCTTAGAGCTGTTGATCAGGCGCATGGACAGGCCGTACTGCTCGGCCCGCTCATCGTCGGTCAGGTAAGGCGTGGCAGCCGCGGCGCTGTAGGTTGATCCGCCTGAAGAGGCGGAGACGCTGCCACCGCCGGAGGCGGCCAACACCTTGTTGACGTACTGGCGGACGGTGTTACCGCCATCCGAGGCCGAACTGTTGGGGTTGGGCTGGCCGCTGAACCACATCGACGCCGCCCCGGCGGCGCCGTACTTTTTGAAGTAACCGCCCAGGATGACCCGGGCCACCGTGTCCTGCGCGGACCTGGAGGCCCGGAACTGCTGCCAGGTCATCGAGTAGCCCAGAGCCCGCTTGGTCCAGCTCGGGATGTTGGCCTTCATGACCTGATAGGCGCCCACGGCGCCGATCGAATTCACGACCGAATAGTTACCGCCGGACTCCACTTGGCGGATGCCGTAAAGCAACTGATCCAGAGTAAGCGCCATTTAGAAGCCCAGCCCCATGTCCTTGAGGACCTGGCGGCCTACCGCCAGAGTCTTGTCCGCCGTCCCGGGCTGCTTGCCCCAGCGCGGGTCATTGCGCAGCAGTTGCTGGAAGTCGGTCAGGCTCATGGGCGCCGGGGCGCCCTTGTCGTCCATGCGGTTCAGGGCCTGCT